CTCCTGTTTATCTTCGCGTGTCATTGCGCCCGTTAACTCTTGCATAACGCCAGCTTCTACTTCAACCTTGTTCTTTTTCTCCCTGACATGACCGCAGTTGGTGCAAGTGTCTGATCCTGATGGCCACAAATGCTGACAGATAGGACACTTGGATTCTTTCTTTTCCTTTTCCGTGGGTTCTTTCTTTACCTTCTCTCTGCCATCATCCAGCTCTTGAACCCCGTTCTCATAGACTTCATCCCAATCGCCACGAAATCTAAGGTAGTTTCCCGAATGATCTAGCCACAAGGCAAACTCTTTTCCCTCCGACCTACGCATTACTCTGCCCATCTGCTGAATGTGCGAGGACAAAGACTTGGAGAATGGGCGGGCAGATACCCCGATCATTACATCTGGAACATCAAAGCCCTTCGTTAGTATGTCGGTAGCTATCAGCCCGTGTATGTCGGTGTCTGGCTTGGCAAAATCTTCAATAGCATCTGCCTTAAACTGATCATCATCTTTGTAACTGATGCTTACAAAGTTGTAACCATGCTCCGCAAACTTCCTTGATAGATCTGTGCCATGCTCTACGCCCGCACAAAAAATGATTGTCTTGCGTGGTCTTCCAAACACTTCGTGCGTTTTCTTAATCCACTCAGCAACGATATCGCCCGTGATCTTTATGCCGCGTTTAGTAGCATCGCCCTGACTCCATTCGCCGGCCACCTTCTTTGCTCCCTCCATGTCTATCTCCTTAGAGATAAACACCCGCAAGGGAACTAAGAACTTCTTATCTACCAAGTCCTTGGTGGTGACTGTTGAGACTACATTGGAATAGGTTCTGCCCAACCCCTTGGTAAATGGCGTAGCCGTGAGGCCGATCACCCGAACCTTTGGATTGTTCTTAATGAACTCCATAGTTTGCTGTCGTGTCTGATGCGCCTCATCCACAATCAATAAGTCGAGGTCTGGGAAGTCGCCCCTCTTCTCTAGCGTTTGGGCAGAGCAGACTTGGATATTCTCATAAGGTCGATACCGCCAGTGGCCTGACTGCATTACCCCGTGGTCTATCTCATAGCCATTCAGCCGTTGGCTAGTCTGCTCACACAGAATGATCCTATCCAATAGCATTGCCGCTTTGTTGCCCTTCTTTTTAACGGCTTCCAATAAGGCAATAGCCATCTCTGTCTTACCCGCCCCCGTGGGGGCATATAAGATTTGAGAACGATTGCCCATAGCGAATCCATTTCGGAGAGCTTCTAGCGTGTCCGATTGGTACTGTCTTAGTTCTAGTGCCATACTTCCCTCCAAGAAGCATTATTCATACTGTTTCAGTTTCTTTTGTAGCATCGCCACTTGGCGTTTTAGTTGGGCATTCTCTGATTGGAATGAGTCTCTGCTCTTGGTGACCGCTACGATCTCAATTCTAGCGAGGCGTAGGTCTTCCTTCAGTTCTGCTATCAGCTTCTCAGCCATGTTCTTATCTTCTACTGTTCCGTCTATGGATGCAAGGGCTAACTGCTCTGTCAGCTTCTCGTTCTCTGCGATCAGGGCATCTACCATCTCATCTTTCTCGTCATGCTGTGGCTCTGGTAACGTTTCCACTTCCTTGGGCTTGACCTTACGCTCACGGGTAACACCCTCGCCATCCGTAAACTTGCGCTTCTCCTCCTTTGGGGTAGCTAGTGAGGCTCTGAGCTTGCCCACAAATGGGTGGCTTACACCACAATGTCTAGCTATCTCCCGATCACTCCACTTGCCCCACTCAACATCATTGAGCATATCCAAGACACTCTTGCGCTTGTCTTCCATAGTCGGGCGCAAGCCGTGGGATCTGTTGGCTTTGTAACTAAACAGCTTGGCATCCCGTAGCGTTCCTGCTACCACATCAGCGTTAATACCTGCCTTACCTAACTTTAGGTGGGCAAAGTAGCGGTGGAATCCATCTGCTAGGTAATGGAATACACCATCATTAAAGACAGTAACTGGCGGGAATTTATCCCCGTTCTCCATCGCTAATGCGTAGTCATCCACAGTCTCCTGACTGATCTCCGTTCTCGGTTGCGTTCCCTTATCAATGACGATTAGTTTTATATTTAACATTTCAGTTCCTTTATTCATTACCCATAGCCCAGCCCGTACAGAATGCGATCCACTGCATTTGTATCCTTGGATGGTCATACCTTTTGCCGTTCCACTTCATCTCACTCTTGCCCTTGGTTGCCATCCAAAGTTCAAACTTTTGTCGGATCTTCTCCATCTTTTTTTCCTTCTTTAAAAATAGGTGATTGTTTTATTGCTTCGTACTTAGCCTCTTCATACCCGATCTCATAGGCATTCATGGCCAAGGTTATGGCGTTCTCATCTACGCCAGTTAGTCTTAATAGACCCGCTAGATCTTCTTTCTTCATTCGTCACCACTTATCATCAGAATTGCCACAATAATTCCAACGGCTATAAAGCCGCCGAGCAGTAATAAAAATACTGTCCAAGCTATTGACTCAAGCATCTTTGCCTCCCAGTTCTTTAAGCTTTTCTTCCAATCTACGAATGCGTTGTCGGTTGTATTCCACAACGCTCGTTGCATATTCAAGCGACTTCTCCGCTTGCATCTTCGATAGGGTTGCATCACGCATTTCTATCTCAATGATTTCTTTTAGTGTTCTTGGTCGCAACATATCTCTAATGAAAGCTACCAATGTTTCTCGTTTAGTCATGTGTTGCGTTCCTTTAATTTGGCTTCGGTTAATTTAACCGCTTGTTCGTAACAAGTGCTGATTTTTTGAATTTCAACGCTTTCCTCATCCGTCAACCCAACCCAAGGCTTCTTGTATTCTTGGATGTCATCATCTTCTTCTACTCTGCGGTGTGGCACTGATATGCCGATTGGTCTAGTCATGTGTTCTTCTCCTTGAGTTTGGCTTCTATGGCTTTTCCAAATGTCAAATACTGCATTGAATCAACTTGCTTGTGAATTTCAAAGATTTCTTCATCCGTCAGCCCTACCCATTCACGCTCAGGCAACGGATGCCCCGCCAGTCTGTATGCTTCTACCCGCCAGTTCTGTGCGCGTTTCTTGTTGTACTCGCAGTGTGGACATTCAGCCATTGTTCTTCTCCTTGTTTCTATCCCACTGTTCTCCAAACAGTTCATCACCCATAGCCCACTGCAAGAGCATGGTGTACATAAGGTGTTCAGAGCCAGCGTTGCAAGCCCGCTCTGCCCAGTACAGGCTGTTGTTCTTTGCGCCCTCTATAAATTTCTCTCTAGTCATGCGTTCTTCTCCAACTTAGCCAGTCGGTCACCCAACTCGCGTATCAGCATCCGAGCCACGGCTAGTTCTTCCATCAGATGCAAATAGTCAGGCATCGCTACGGATGCTTGTTTAATCGGCACCTCATACACAGCGGGTTTGCTTATCTTTTCCTCCCGTGTGGTCTTACGCATAGCCCGCACATACTCTTGCTTGATGCGAGACTCCATCTCTATGCGGTTGAACTCTTCGTCTTCTGGTGTCATGCGTCCTCCCATTTCCAGCCAAGTAGTTGTTCTGTGTTTTTTATCTGCTCATCGGTGGGCTTGTGATACACCGCAAAGGATATGTATGGCGTTGCCTGCGGATACAGAACCCAACGCCCAACGGGTTTAGGAGATGGCGCAAATGTGTATTCTGGTGTCATGCTTGTCCCCTTGCTCGAATTGCTTCAGCCAAAGTGTCGCCAGCGTATTCCACACTGTCCTCACACACCTTTGCACACTCCTCACGCTCACGCTCTGCTACCAGTTTGGCAAAATAGAAAACAGATTCAGAAAATCCATCTTGAGTTTCTAACCCAGACTCTCTAGCCATCTCAATGATTTCATCTTGTGTCATATGTTCTTCGCCTTAATGGTTGAGTCAGCCATCAATACTGCCCACTCCGTTGATGACGCATTAGCAACAATGGTTTTAACTTCATCTGATGTTAGGGATTTAAAGTTTGTTGGTCTAGTAATGCGCGGGTTCATCAGCACCGACATGATTTCATGGTTCTGCCGAACAACCTGTTCGTTAACCGTAAAGATGCGTTGCAACAACTCTGCCACTTGGTCTTGTGTCATTCTTTCCTCGCTTTCATCATTGCGTCTGCTACCTTGTAAGCAAAATCTACAAGTTCATCGGTTGGGTATCTGATGCCTGAGTTTTCTGACAACATTCCTTGCATAGCCTTTGCCGCAAAATAATCACGCAAGGTCATGCCTTTATGACCACGCATGGTTTCACCATTGTCTATTTGCCACGGAAATGCTGATTCATTCATGTTTTTCCTCCCTTAGTTTTAATAAAGCCTTGGCAAACAAGAGCAAGCCAGCTCCGTCACCATCCAACATATCTCCTACGTTGTCGAACCTTTTCTTATCAAAGTTCCACTCATACTTAGTAACGGCTGTCACCCCGCACTTATCAGCTAACCGCAACAGTTCCATGTCCGTCATTCTTTTCCTTTCTAGCGTCTACACACGCCTTGCATACATACTTGTGAAAGTCTTTCATTATTTTCATATCACAACCCTTCTCAGGCCGTGAATCTTTTTGGCATTTCCAACAAGTCTTTTGTCTATTCGACAACCATTCGTTAGCTTCCCATACGGTGTTGGCTATCATTCTGTTCTGCGCCATAGTGTTTGTAGCACCCGACCCCCTGTTTTTATGCTCTGGATGCTTACTCATCTTCATCCTCACACTTCTCACAACCCAAATGGTCTGGGTCACGGCAGTCAGGATTGGCCATCAATCTAGCCCGCATCTGTCTATCAAATTTGTCTTGAGCCTTCAGTTCTTCTATGTCGTATTCATCCATGTAGATCCCCCCTTATAAAACTTACTATCCCGTATATCGTTACCAGTAAAACTGGCGTACCCAACAACACCATTAGTATCCATGTTAGCATTACTCTGCACCTTTATGCACAATTATACACATATTTGTGTGTGTTACCAGTAATGTAGGGAAAACACCTACCAGTTATATGCCATCAGAAATAAAAAGACAATGTGGCCTAAGTCTTTGACCCATAGCTTATGCTTTTGTTTCCTTTCCTTTTGTTGCATGGGCCGCAAAGAGGTTGCAAGTTATCTATATCAAGAGCCAGTTCTGGAAAATATTTTCTTGGTTTGATGTGGTCTATGTTGGTTGGATACCGAGGAGAGTTATCTCTACCACAGCACAAGCAAGTTAAACCATATTTTTCAATAGCCAGTAGACGTAACGCTTTCCACTCAGCACTAAACAAAAAACCATCACTGCTTAGTCTTATGTAAGAAGCCACCTCATTAGCAGACATACCGGCTAACTTGATAGAGAGGGATATCTTGTTTGCCTTGCGTTTTAGTCTAGCGATATTTGCTTTCATTTCACACCTTTGGTGGACGGTGAGTATCGGCTGGCAAAACTCTGCCTAGGGGAGAGGCTATCTCCCTTCGGCGAATTTCCACACCCTCGGAGCCACGTATTCGTTTCCGTGTGGATTAGCGTCATGCCAAGTGCGCTAACTATGTATGCTTTCCATTGCTTGGCAACGTCTATCTCGGCCATACATCCTTACCCCCGCCCCGCAGGACTTGAACCCACAGTTAGAAATAAGTAACCCCCCGATTGCGCCACGATATCTTCTTTGCGCTCTCGTCCCAAGTCAGAACGTTGTAGGGTAGTGGACTGCGGACTACACCTTACGGCTTCCTACGCTTCCCTCATGCCACCCAGTAACCCGATAGATACTTGGAACAAGGTAACGGCAGAAAGCAAAAAACCCTTATTGAAAGATACGAGCTTTAGGCTTGGTTGCCGCATACAAGTCTGCTGTAACAGGGTCTTGTAGCTTTGACGAAGCCCGCTCCTTCAATAAGGGTTCGGGGTTACGTTTTACAGAACTACAACGGGTTACCAATCCGTTGATGCTGTGGATTATACACAAAAATTAGGAGTTGGCAATGCGCTCACATAAAGCAGTGGTGTTCAACTTTTGTATTTGCACAACAAAAAATGCGGCGCTAACCCACATTACGCACTACCAACACGGCTGGGGACTACTGACTTTCTATGCTATGTGCATAGCGTCAAACACAATCCCCATGCGTGTTGACAGAAAAAAGTGGGGATCCGTAGACCCCCACAACCCATTAAAGGAATCATCATGAAAGCGGCAACTGAAACCGCAAGTTAATCATACACACTTTTTCAAAATGTCTAGGGCTTCATCCACAGAGTTAACCACAGCGATCAATCCGCCAGTCCACTCTTTAAAAAACTTCTCCTCTGCTGGCGTAAGCGTTCTAGCTGACGGAGACTTCTTGCCGTCCTTAACTTCTAGCAGTAAGGTAAAACCCCTATAGCCAACCAGTAGATCAGGTATGCCTTCACCCTGACTAACTACCCTGACGTAAGCGCCACAAGCCCTGAGAGCATGGACGATATCTTCTTGGTTCGCATCTATTCTGTTCGCTCTACGCATGGTAACGTTTCCATCGAAATATTTGTATCAGTTATAACATACTTGTTGACAACAGGCAATTAACCAGTTACAATGCACACACAATCAACAGACAGGAGTATCATGAAACTCACTAACAAATTCAATCTACCTCAGACGTTTGTCAATGTAATCAATCGTCCAACTTACTCTAAGGGTAAGTCAAACATCTCTGCTACTGAGCTACTCAATAGTCCTCGGATAGTTCAGTTAAAGAGAAAGCATTGGGAGAGCATAGAACAGGATGCATCTGAGATGGTGTGGTCACTGTTTGGCTCTGCCGTTCACAATATCTTGGAGCATGGCAAGGGTGACAACCATATCGTTGAGGAAAGACTGTTTACCTCGGTGGATGGATGGACTCTATCTGGCGCTATTGATCTTCAAGAAGTTGAGGAAGACGGCATAGTTATCAAAGACTACAAGGTAACAAGTGCTTGGGCTGTATCAAATGAGAAACAAGATTGGCATGATCAGCTCAACATCTACGCTTGGCTAGTGCAAACAGTCAAGAAGAAACCAGTTAAGGCCGTTCAGATTGTGGCCATAGTAAGAGACTGGTCTGCGCGTGAGGCACAGAACAAAGAAAGTTATCCACAGTCTCCCGTGGTGGTAATAGATATCCCGCTATGGGACTATGAGAAACAGGATGAGTTTATTAAGAAGAGAGTAGGACTTCATTCCGAGGCTTACTTTGAGATGGATACAGATGGAAACCTACCAGACTGTACGCCAGAGGAAATGTGGGAGAAGACCACAACCTACGCCGTTAAGAAAGATGGCGGAGTTAGAGCCAAATCAGTTCATCAAACAATGGCTGATGCGGAAGTTGCCCTTCCAGCAAAGGGTTACTTTATCGAAGTCAGAGAAGGCGAGAGGACACGTTGTGCAAACTACTGTCAGGTCAGCCAATTCTGCAATCAATATCAAACCTACCTAAAGGAAAAACCATGAATCGAATAATCATTGACGTAACAAAAGCCGAGCTGGACTTTATGCGTGAGGCGCTAGTTTCTAAACACATAAGCATGATGAGCTATCTTCAGACCTGCGAAGAGGATGTTAAAAGTGCAGAAGAAGAAATTGAAAAAGAATTACAAGAAATGTTTGCCGATAACACCATACAAAAACCAAAGAAACCATTTGTTTTTAAACCTAAAGCACCGTTTGGTTTAAAGAAAGACGGCACACCTAAAGCTAAACCCGGAAGGAAAGTATGACAGTATTTAAGAAGTTACAGACAGCGAGATACGAACTATCTCAAGCCAATGTAAAGAAGACAGGCCACAATTCATTTGGTGGTTGGAAGTATTACGAACTGGGTGACTTCATCCCCACGATTAATAAGATCTTCAACAATGTAGGGCTGTGCGGAGTATTTACATTTGGCGAGACAGCTACGCTCACGATCTACGATACAGAGGACTCAGCTTCAATCCAGTTCTCTACCCCTATCGTCTACGCTGAATCAAACAAAGGTCAGCCTATCCAGCTATTGGGTAGCACACATTCTTATCTTCGGAGGTACCTCTGGTTGATGGCGATGGAAATCGTGGAGACTGATCAGGTGGATTCAGAACAGCAAGAAGTCAAGCCAGAGCCAATCAAGATCGCACCCAAGAAACCTCCTGCACGGATAGAAGGTAAAGAGGGGCCTTGGTATGTAAAGGTAGAGGCAGATCCTAATGTAGACATGAACACATGGCTAGACCTAGTGACTGAGGCATTCCGCCTAGCGTTATCTCAGGCACAGACTGAGCGTGATGTTTTAGATATCTTCAAGTTCAACAAGAACATTTTTGACAAGTTAGAAAAAGAAGCGCCAGATGACTTTGCCGCTTTGATGGCTAACTTTAAATCCGCAAGAGAGGCTTTTAAGAAAGGTACGACATGAGCCAATATCCAAACAGTGGAAAACTTTCCAAGAACGGGTACAAACAAAACCCAAAACAACCTGACATGACAGGCCAACTAATGATGGATAGAGCCACGTTGAAAGCCCTCATGGAAGAACAAGATGGTGACGAGATCTTGATCAAGCTAAGTGCTTGGAATATGTCTGGTCAATACGGAGAGTGGCTACGCTTGAGCTGGAACAACTACAAGTCTGACTTCAAACCTCAGACCCAGTACGCACCGCCAGCTAAACCTGCGGCCAACGACACGATAGAAGACAAAGACATTCCCTTCTGATATGAAAACATCACAGTTTGAGGGAGTTAAGGTAGCCATCAAGCAGGACAAGACTGGGTATGTACTTACCCTGTCTATCCATCCCGATGAGATACCCAACGAGATTCTTCGGGACTTCGTGGGTTCTAGATATCAGGTTGTGATGGTTCGACTAAACGGCGAGGAAAGGCCAATGAACCGTGAGCATGAGCATACACGGGACATTACCCAACTAGCCGTACTACTTTGCAAGAACCCAGACTTCCATGAGTTCTTGGCACATCACGGATCTATCCAAAACAAAACAGATGCCGAGGCTGGTATGTGGATGAAGGAAACGCTAGGGATTGAATCCCGTGCGGAACTTAAAACCAACCCAGAGTCGGCACAACACTTACTAAATATTAACGAGGAATTTAAAGCATGGAAACTACAAAGAGGTTAATCCCCTACTCTGTTCACTTACGAGAAGATATCTACAACAAACTTAAAGCGGCGGCTGGAGAACGTAAAGCCTCTGGCATTGTGCGAGATGCCATCACCATGATCATTGAAGGTGACGATGCCTTTAATGCAG